AATGGCAAAGCCTGATGTCCGTAGACGGTATCGCAGCCGTGATGACAAAGCAGGTAGAGAAGTTTCTGTAATTTTAGAACGTGCCTTGGAATACTCTGCGGATGTGTATGATGCACAATCACGCATAGAAGCAGCTATTGAAGACTTCTTGCTGGGTGGCCGTGGCGTTGTTTTTGTAACGTATGATCCTGTAATTGTAGAGGTTGATGGCGAAGAAACAATTGGCGACCAACGGTGTATGTTTGAATATATCCATTGGGACGATTACAGGGAAAGTCCTGCAAAAAGACCAGAAGATGTCCGATGGAAAGCCCGCAGACATTTAATGACCCGTGACGAACTTAATGATCGGTTTCCCGAAACAGGCAATGATGTTCCATTAAACTGGTCTCCTGACAATTATTCTGGCGATGAATACGAAAGTATGCACTCACGGGCAGAAGTGTGGGAAATATGGGACAAAGATGAAGAAAAACGTATTTTTGTTGTTAAAGGGTTTGCAGACATTGTAGGCGAAGAATCGACCTATGATTTAGAAAATTTCTTTCCAACGCCTTTTCCATTAGTGTCCGTGCGTACAAACGAAAGCGGAAAACCAATACCTGAGTACCGATTGTACCAAGACCAGGCAGATGAGCTTGATCGTGTAACAACCCGCATAAACCGACTTATTGAAGCCTTAAAAAGGCGTGGCGTGTACGATGCTGCTATACCAGAATTAGCAAAACTGGCAGATGCGGGCGATAACGAGTTTATTCCTAGCGAAAATTACACAAATTTAGCTCAAGCAGGCGGTTTGCAGGGCGCATTTCAATCGGAAGATTTAACTCCTGCTACACAAGCCTTGCTTGGTTTATACCAACAACGTGACCGTTTAGTGCAGACAATTTACGAAGTTACAGGCATATCGGATGTTATTCGTGGCTCAACAAATCCAAACGAAACAGCAACAGCGCAACGGTTAAAAGGGCAATTTGGCTCATTACGACTGCAAAAACGCCAAAAACAGGTACAACACTATGTGCGTGACCTGATGCGGATTAAAGCAGAAATTATTGCCGAAAACTACGAGCCACATATTTTAGAAAAAATGACAGGTGTAACAGGTGCAGACCCAATGGTGCGCCAACAAGTTGCATCATTGCAACAGCAAGGGCAAATTGTACCGCCAGAAATGATGAAAGAAGCAGATCGACCAACGTGGGACGAAATGATTGAAATTATGCGTGATGACAAAACACGCTCGTACCATATTGACATAGAAACTGATTCAACTGTGTTTGAAGACTCAGAAAGCGAAAAAGCTGCCCGCATGGATTTTGTAAACAATCTTGGGCTGTATATACAAAACGCATTACCAATCGTGCAAGCTGCACCCGAAATGACTGCTATGGTTTTTGAAGCAATGGAGTTTATGGTAAGGGGATTCAAAATTGGGCGCACGTTTGAAGACACGATTGAAGAAACGAAAGAAAAAATACTTGAGACACAGGAGGCAGCAATGTTGCAACAGCAACAACAAGCCCAGCAGCCTCCTCCTGATCCTAAAATAATAGAATTGCAACAAAAAGGACAGCTAGAACAGGCAAAAATGCAACAGAATGCACAGATGCAAGTTGCAAAAATGCAACAGGACGGGCAGTTAAAGTCGGCAGAAATGCAACAGGAAGTGCAAATGAAAACAGCCGAAATGCAACAAGAAATGGCAATGCAAGAAATGGAATTGCAATCAGACGCTGAATTGGAAATGCGGAAACAAGATATTGACGCAGAATTGCAAGCACGAAGAGATCAAATAAATGCACCCAGGTACATGATATGAAAAACTACAACGCTTACAAAGTACGGGACAAGGCGTATCGCAGAAACCATAGCGATATAGACTGGGCTGGTGTGCGTTCAGAAAAAAGAGTGCAAGTCAAGCCTAAAAAGCGTATGCACGAGATTATGTCAGAAATATCGGCTTTTGTAAGTCCAATTGACCGCAGTGTTATATCGTCAAGGCGTGAATTGCGTGAACATGAGCGCAAACACAATGTACGACAAAGCGGAAACGATTGGACAGGTTCTAAAAAACCAGACGGGTGGGGAGCAGTCTAATGCAAGATTTAGTTAAAGGTGTTTTTGATGTAAAATACATTCCAACAGACGAAGAGCGTACAATGGTGGAAAAAATGGCATCTATTGGCATTACGCAAACAGAAATTAGTAAAGTTGTGGGCGATGGCATAGATGATAAAACATTACGCAAACATTTTCGCAAAGAATTAGATACAGCAAATATTAAAGCGAACGCTGCAATAGGTCTGACGCTGTATCAGAAAGCGCTTGATGGGGACACAGCTTGTCTTATTTGGTATTCAAAAGCACGAATGCGATGGCGTGAAACAAGTCAAATAGATGTAGATCATAGCGGAGATTTAAACGTAAATATTAACTTGACACCCGTTAAAGCATTGAAAATTAAGGATAAATAAGATGGCAACACCAGAAGAAATGAGACGTATGCGTGAGTTTTTTGGCCCACAAACATATGGCGATCAAGACCCAGATGCAATGCCAGATATGTTTAACGAAATAGACCCAACGTCCGAATCCTATTTGGGTGTTCCTGTAGATGAGTTTGGCGAAAAAACAAACCCAACAGGAAGATCTATGGATCGTGCGTTGCGTAGATTTTTTGGTGGTGGCGAAGATTTTGATGAAAATTCGCTATCTAGGGCAGATGCAGAATTTGAGGCTGATACTCTTGGAGAAGAAGATTTTGATGAAGATTCGCTATCGAGGGCAGATGCAGAATTTGAAGCCGATACTTTAGGTGAAATCTCTGACGAAGTTATAGATGAAATGGGAGAAGGTGACGATTTAGATCCTAACGCAATGATAAGGAACAGAATTGCTAATGAAGCTGCAAATGCAGACCCAGACGCATATTTTCCTGACATGGAAAAAGGAATGTATGGGGAAGAAGCTAGAGTCAATCAGCAAGACATAACAGGAGATGCTCCAATAACAGATGCAGCACAACTTATGACAGCAGTTGCAGCTTTATTGAACCCTGCAAGAAAATTTAAGGCTGCAACAAACATTGCAAGAAAATTATTACCAGGGTCTTTTGTTCCTCGTCAACTAACAGGAACTGCGCAAAGGCAAATATCTAGCCCTAATCCACAAATAACAGCAGGGCGAGTGTTGCCAAGAAATGTACGTCCACCAAGAAACCCAACAGTCGGTAATCTTCCTTTCCCATATTTAAATGAGTTACAACGGTCAGGAATGCGAAATGCTGAATTAATGAACCGTGGTTTTCAAGGGAAAAACATGACAGTGCCAGAGTTACAAAGGCGGGCCTTTGGACGAGGGGAATTTGGAATGGGTGGCCGTCAAGGAGGGCAATTACCACAATTTTTACAAAGATTTTTTGAATAAAATAGATTTATTAATTTAACGTCCCACCGCAGTGATGCGGCGGTATCCCAAACGGCATTTATGCCAACAGATGGAGTTTTTTTAAATATGGAAAACACTGACAGCACTCCCCAAGCGGAGCCAGCGAGTGATTTAAGTTCTGTAACAGGAACTGCACCAGAAGGCATTAGTGTTGATGCTGTAATAGCGGGCGCACTTGAAAATTATGACGATTCAATGGAGGCATTGCCTAAAAGTTCTGGCAAGGACAATGATGAGCAATCCACCTCTAAAGAAGCATCTGAAGAAGATGCAAACGCCACAGATTCTGTGGACGATGACCCTACCGATGCACCTCCACAAGAGGCCAGCGAGGAGGGTGATGCAGACCAAGACGAGGAGACAACGGACTCTGATGAAGTTGATGCTGATAAAGTTGAGGCAAAAACAAAAGAGCCACCGATAAAAGCTCCAAAGAATTGGAATGCTTCTGATAAGAAAATGTTTGACGGTATTCCCACAGAGGGAAAAGAATGGTTGTTAAACCGATACGGTCAGATGACAAAAGATTATCAGAGTAAAACACGAGAGGCAGCAGAAATACGCCACCAATACCAGCCAATGGATCAAGTATTGGCACCCATTAGAGGGCAATTGCAAGCAAACAACATTAATGAAGCGGAATATGTAAGCCGTTTGATTGAAGCTGATAAAATGCTGCAACAAAATCCTGTAGGGGCCATCCAATATTTGGCGCAACACGCTGGCGTTGATCTCGACACCCTTGAAGCGGGGGAACAGCAATATGCTGACCCTCAAATTGCTGCATTACAAGACCGTGTTGAACTATTAACGAACCACCTTACGAATCAAGAGCAAACCGAACAACAAAACCAAACACATGAGTTAAACGCTCAAATTGACAGTTTTGCTGCACGGAAAAATTCTGATGGAAACTTACTTTATCCGCATTTTGACAGTGTGCGACAGGCAATGGGAGGTCTAATACAAACAGGCCAAGCCCAATCTATGGTAGACGCTTACAACAAAGCTGTTCGCCTAGATGACGGTCTTTACAAAGAGACACTTGTCGCAGAACGAAAAAAAGCGAAAAGCCAAGAAGATAGCAGACGCAAGGAAGCTGTTCAAAAGGCAAAGAAAGTCCAATCATCGAAAGGCTCTCGACCCACAAGAGGCTCAACGCAATCGACTGATTTAGACGATTTGTTAGGTTCTGCTTTAGGCAACTCAGGTTTTGAATAACAGCTTCTTTTTAACGGAGAACTAAAATGGCAAGTCCAAACAGTTCGTTTACAGAAGTCATAACAACAACTTTGCAAGGTTACAGCAAACAGTTGGCTGACAATGTAACGAGTCACAATGCCCTTTTGAATCACATTGATAAAAAAGGCAACAAAATGCCAGCTACTGGTAGGACAATCGTTCAAGAACTAGAATATGCCGAAAATGCAACTGCAAAATGGTATTCTGGTTATGAAACACTAGACGTATCTCCAAGTGAAATTTTCACAGCAGCCGAATTTAACTACAAGCAGTTAAACGGCAACGTGGTTATTTCTGGCTTGGAACAAGTCCAAAATAGCGGTAAAGAGGCGGTGCATAACCTACTCAAATCTCGTATTAAGAACCTTGAAAAAACCCTCAAAAACACTGTTGCTACAGCCCTTTATGCTGATGGCACAGGTACTGACGGCAAGGAACTTGGTGGATTGCAATCACTTGTTGCTGATGCTGGAACAGGCACAGTCGGTGGAATCAACTCCTCTACCTACACATGGTGGAAGAACAAAATTTATGATTTTTCTGGCGAAGGCATTACAGCGTCTTCTTCTACAATACAGGCAGCTATGAACAACTTATGGCTTCAGTGTATTCGTGGTGCAGACAGACCTGACGTAATTACGGCTGGCACAACGTACTTCAATTTTTATTGGAGTTCTTTGCAAGACAATCAGAGGTTTACTTCAGACGACACAGCCCAGGCTGGTTTCATGA